AAGTGAGCCAAAATTTAAAAGAACGCATAGAACGAGCGAACGAAGCATATTGCTATCCGTCGATTCTTCTCCCAACAGGAGATGTCGTTCAAATATTTTGGGGACAGGTATCTGGGAGTGTACTAACTACTTCAAATAATTGTATAGGTCACACTATTTTAGAAAACTACAAACTTATTTCAGCTTGTCCTGAAGCAACTGATAATGAAATCTTATCGCAGGGAGGAAATCTATACGGTGATGATATTCTAAACAGTTACACTAATCAGTTCAAAAAGTTGAAAGAATTTGAGTTTGTGGCATCTATATATGCACAATTTGGAATGACTGTTAAACCAGGAACATTCAAAGTATCAGATAATCCGGAAGGGCTATCGTTTCTAGGGGGTACATGCAAATCTTTTCTTTATAATGAAAAAATTTATTTTATACCAAGTTATGAAAAGGAAAGGATAAATGCGGGCCTTCAATTTTCGTTGGATCCCTTAACTCCGGATGACGAACTAAATAAAGCATTTGCACTATTGGAGTTGGGATGGGAACATTCTTATGGGCCCATCTTCGAATATATAACCTATCTTTTTAGGAAAGCACCTGATACTCCGGTGAAAAGATCATATGTGAACAAAGGGATTCCCACTAAAGAAGCAGTAATGCTTCAATGGGCGGGGATTCGATCGATTCACTAGCGCATGTTAATTTTTCAACGCGCTACCTTGTAATCACCTAACCAGTGCGACAGTTCTGGGTGTGAAATACAATGGCGGCGACATCAGAATTGGGAACACGCGTTCCTAGAAAGGCAAAATCGGTTTTAGACCGTCTCGTAGGGTCACGAGCAATGACTCAGGAAGGAATGGAGTGGTTGATTTGTGCCACGGACCCTTTCCATGATGATAGGGTGAGATGTCCGGGTTATCCGGACATGTCCACAGTAAATAGCGTGGTGCAAACATATACTACAACAACCAGTGTGCAACCAACAAATCAAACAACACCATGGGATTTGCACATTCCCTTTGTCCCAATATCCTATGCAACCGGGCTTTATGCCACGGGAAATGGAGGCCTTCGGGGCAATTCCTACAACGCGAATGGAAAATTCACGGGAGCAGGAAACTCCAACCTGGTACGATTATATCCAGGGTACAACCTTATAACTTGTACCACTCCAGGTGCAGATTGGGGAACGGACATAACAGGAGTGTGTTTAAATAGTTCAGTGGTGGAAATTCCGACAAAATATTGTTCAGGACATTTTAGTTTGATTGCAGCGGGTGTAGAAGTTGTGAATACAACAGCTGAGCTTTATAGGGGTGGTTCCTTAACGGCCTACCGAGCCCCATCATGTATTGATAATGGATTCATATACTACCCAACAAATATGACAGCTTTAACGACAACAACAGAAACTTGCGGCACATCGCCCGAAAGGAAACTAGTCAGAAAATCTTCTCATGATGATCTGGCCGGGATTTATCCAATCCCCTTGCCACACAGATTTGTTTCATTGCCGCCTACGACACAAGCGGAGGCGGCATCATACACAGATTCAAGAACTTGGTCAGCAGTGGATGGAGCATATTCAATTGCGACTCAGTCCAATATGGATAATCCATTCCAGTCTCTTATACCAAGGGATGTTTGTGTGAAGAAAACATTAGATTCTGCGACAGTGGGGGGAATTCCCACACAAAATATGTGGGTTTCGGAAAGTGTCACTTCAATAACTGGAAACACAGATGCATTGGGTTCAAATACAACAGTTTTCCCCTTCGATTGTTCGGGGGTTATACTAGCGGGATTGGATCAACATTCGACAATCCAGGTAACAGTTCGATACTACTTTGAAAGAATACCAGCCACAACTGAGCCAGATTTGCTGGCAATGGCACAAGTGCCTCCAGCATTTGATGGCGTGGCGATGGAAATATATTCAAGGTGTTTAGGAATGATGCCTGTGGGGGTCCCTCAAAATGAAAACCCCTTAGGAGAATGGTTCAGTTCAATTTTAGACTCAATCAAAATGGTCGCGCCAAAATTAGGCGGGATCGTAACCGGTGTTGGAAAAGCAATATCGGAAATTGGTGGTGCACCACCTGTTCAGTCAAATGCCACACCTCAGGCAAAACAGAACAAAAAACAGAAGAAAGCAGTTAAAAATGCAGCCAAGAAAAAAGATTTTGAAGGTCCTCCAATTTCGAAGGCAATGCGAAAACGCAAGAAAAAGGCCGCTTTAAAGCGACGAAATGGCAAAGCGTAAAAGAGAAGAAGATTTGAAATATGAACTCTATTCAGCCTATTGTGAACGCATCGAGCTGAATAGAGAAATTCGAAACTTCGAAGCAGGGCATCCGAATGTGTACCATGAGGCAAACTCGTGGTTGGAGCAAACTAAAAATCAGGCAAGATTGAATTGCCTTCTGTTTAAAAAATCTGAGGTGGACCTTGATATCGAGAGGATCAAGAATCGAATTAAGGTTTTGGGAGAGGAGCTTGACTCCCCTTCCAATAAGCGTTTTAAATGTTGAGCGCTATAATCGTCAACATGCATTCAGGGATTTCGTATGCCTAGGCTGAGAGGCCTTAAAACGACGAACCAAAATTAAAAATTTGTCAACATAAAGATATCGTGAGTTAGATAGAAGGAGATAAAGCACAGCGGAAGACGCTAATCTTGGGGGGTGAATCCCTCATGTGCTTCCTTTGATTCGAAGGAGATATTCGAA